GTTTCTGTGATGAGTTCTTTCATTGAATAGTTGTCAAAGTTGCCATCCAAACTATCATAAACGTATGCATACATTGACTTGTGATCCATACCATCGATGATGGACTCAATGAGTGCATCTTGCAGTTTGTCTCTGTCGATGATGTTTTCGGTCATGGTGTTTTTTGAACTTGAGTTAACAATACAGGAGATGGGGCACAGATCAACCGATGCTGTGCCAGTTTGCTCACTGGTCAGCGAACATGCCGAAGTGCGCCTCGACCACGTAATCTATCACCTCATCAGTGGCAGACACGTTGAAGCGATCACAGAACCAATCGACACACAGATCAGCGGGCATCATGGTATCGAACATAAAGTCCTGCAGGTCCTGCAGGGTTTGTGGATTGGAGAGGAGTGTTTTGTTCATGTGTACACAATACACGATCTGGGGTGCTGTGCCTATTTTGTGTGCCACCTTGCCAACTGGTTGGGGCGGCTGACCAGTTAGTTAACCTCACTCAACAACAGTTTGTGACATCTATCTGCCTCATCCAATGTATCATCATCTAGTTCATCCCATTCAACATACTCATAAGCACCACGGTTTGATTCAACATTGCCATCAGATAGCAGCGGGTGATACATAAGAATTCTCTGATGATTACCATCCAATGTGTACACTAACTCGTTTGCCTTTGAGTAGATGAAAACCATGAAAAAATCCCGAACATGTATACAATACACGATCGGGATCAGATATCAAGCGTTAGTGTGCCAGTTCAGAAACTGTCATCATACTCATTGACTTCTCTTTTAAATTTAGTTACCTTCTTTTTAGATTGTCTGCGAATGTTTTTCACTTCGTAACCAAAGTCTTCAAAATCATCATTGAATTGTTGATACTTTTGGTTGTCGGATTGATTGTAACGTTTGCCCATGATCTGTAGTGATTTGTTAATCAAACTGTGTGATTATTTAGATTCAACAATCAAACGTTCTTTTACTTGATTGTGAATAAACTTACCAACTGACCCTCCAGTCTTCATTTCGACTGATATCAGTTCTTTACACAAACTGTCTTCAAATTCTTGTACATTTTCACAGTTAAATGTATATTCTTTCTCTTTATTACTATAATAGGTAATAATAACAGTATTATCAACAATATTGATCGATTTAATAGCTGTACTGATCAAATTGTCATACATTTTAGACATTTGTGAGTTAAATGAGAGTGTTTAAAAGGATAAAAAACGAAAAAACTTAAAAAACAAGATTTCTCAGTTTTATAAGTTTTTAAAAAAGTCATTTTTTTGACTTTTTAAGATTTTGAGAAAACCTCGAAACCCATGGATACAATATACCGTGATTCCGAGCGTTTTGGAGGGTCTGTGTGCCACTTTGAGACCTGTCACATGCTTTGTTGACTTTCGATGGGTAGCGTGCTAAGCCAACGTCTCTGGAGTGCCTTCACAGCTACTACAGAGCTACTACACTATATTTTTTTAAACATTTAATAATATATTCACCGAGGGGGGAGAATGGTTCAAAAACCTAGTCACTGACTGGCGCGGACTTTAAGTCTTGATACCATGATGCAGTATCAAGAACATCTTTGCTCACTGCTCCCCATGATAGAGATATTCTATCTTGTTTTGTAGTGTTAATCTCTACACTATGAGGTACATATGAAGGGAATATCAGTAGATCTCCTTTAGATGGTTTCAGTCTATGTTTTGGTTTAATATTGTGTTGTTTTTTTATTTCATTGTTTAGAGATAAGATTGTAGAATACTGTCGAAAGGTGTCAGGATTCTCTAGTGTTATAGATGAGCATGCATCTGTAAGATAGTAGACACAAGTATAATCTGTAAGAGGATGAACGTGTGATACATTATGTGCTCCTGTATGATTAACGTTAATCCATGGGTTACCGTATATCAACGTTGAAGCATACACATTATCAGAGAGATAATCTTGTACTGGTTGTAGTTGTGGTATCTTATGTGGTTTTGATTGCCATCCCAATCTTACTGAACGTTGAACACCACGATACTTATGTTGTTCATAGTATTCATGAACATAATCAATTAAATCCTTTGGGGGATCGTACTGAAGTTTTTGTAGTAGTGTTGTGAATAGGGGGATAATCTTGGACATGGACAACCTGATCTGTTATGTGTATTTGAAACCAATAGGCACGTAGTTGTTCGTAATCATCAAAACGTTTGTTGTTTACTGTGTAGTAATGTCTATCGTATGGTTCAGTTGATGTATGTGTGAACCAATTAGTGTTTGTTGTTGGCGTCACGTTCTTGTTTAGCAGTTTTAAAGTATAGTTTGTAGTATCGTTTCTTCATCTCATCTATTGTATTCATGTCATCATCAAAGGCATGATATTTGAGCAATTGATATGACCCTTCGAGATCACTGATTAGACGTAGTATATTAACACTTTGTATTGGTAGTAATCCACCATGAGTGTATTCATCTCTGTGTCGCATTCTTTAGTACAGTAATAAGGTGCATGTTACCATGAATATATCCTGCTACTATAGTTGCTAATGTTGCTAGTATTACTGCTAGTAGTGATAGTATGTTAGGTAGTGGACTTGCCAGTGTATTGGTAGCACTTGTATTTTGGTTTGTATCTATCGATGTACTTTTGGGCGTGTTCTGTACAGGTAAACCAGCATCGTTTGTTTTCTGTGAGGTCATGTAAGAAAATAGGGAATGTCTCTACATGTGGGAATAGATCAAGTTTACGGGAATTCGATACTTTCAGTTCCGAAGGTTTCTTCGTTCGTTGCTTCGATGTAGTCGTCGTAGTACGTGTCGAAGTCTTTGCCTTCGCTTTCGCTGTCGTAGTAAGTTTGCTGGTGTTCTTCTTTAGTGCTGTTTGAGTCTTCGATTTTGCGGAGGATGATACCTTGCTTGTCGATTTGCCAGTCGATTTCGTCTCCTTCTTGCCAGTTGAGTTCGTTGGTGATTTCCTGGGGGATTTCGATGAAGTAGTCTTCCGTGTCGGCATACTGTTGTACTGGAATGATGAACTTATTTGATGTATCCATTTTTCCTCAACCACTCTCCTGTCATAGGTGTCGGTTCATAATCTGTCCACATTGACTTGTTAGCGCAGCTCTGAAGTGCTTTCATTGTCATGCCTTCAGTTCTACCTGTCCACTGTGCCTCTGCCTCCCACGGTACAGCATTCTCAGGGTAGGTACGCTCTGCTAGGACTCTCCATAGCATAGGTACGCTCTCCTCAGGCATGATGATAGCAATCATACTATTATCAATAGTGCCTGCCATACAATCTTGTGCTGCATGCCATCCTTCATGTCTCATCAACATCATCAACACACCAGGATCACCCATATAATCCCTGTTGAGATAGAAGTTGTTACTGACAGTATGGTACACACCACGATGACCATCAGGGAAATACTTACTATCAGCAAGATATACTTTGACACCGATTTGATTCAGTGTCATGATCATCATGTTGAACTCTGCTGAGTATGGTGTGAATGCTTCCATATTAGGATACTCATGTGAGATATCCAATAGGGTGTACACTTCATCAACATCTTCTTTACACTCTCTGAGTAACATACAACCCATGGCATCATATGATTTGAAACCTTGGGTGATCTTATCTTCATTAGCAAGGGCAATACTACCTGTTGCTAATGATGCCATTGCCAGTAGACTAATCCATCTGTTCTTCATGATCAGTTAATCCTTGTTGTTTGATTTGTAGTAGTATTTGTTCAGAGTCAGCATATCGACCTTCATTACATGCTGTCATGTATTTGACGATAAGATCACGCATGTCATCACTGATATGATCAGTCATCAGTCTCAGGGAGTGACATATAGAGTCGCAGCAGTTCTTCTTCATTGTAGAATGCTGTGCTCTCGTCTTCTAGTTGCTCAGGATCCATCCACTCAAAGAACTCATCAGCGAGTGCCATTGCGCTATCAATGTCTTCATTTGCCATGTGAACACGGAACTGAGATACAACGTGCTCATAGATGTCATCACGTTGCTGTGACAGACGCTCGGTAGTGTTGGCGTCGTTGGTGAAAGAATAGCTCATAGTTTGGTTGCGAACAGAACGTTAGCGAGGTGATCGTACTGAATGAATTCTACATCTTTGGGGAGCATACTGACTGCTGCTGCCGCGAAGTCGTTAGGAAACTTCTTAAACATGCGCCAATACTTCTCAACACCTTCCTCATCAAGATCTTCATGCGGAAGTACACGGATCTCCCATGTGCCACGAGTGTATCGATTAGGGAATGGATTGATGTACTCGCGGATGTGCTCTTGTAGCATGTTCATTTTACAAATACCTCATTGTTTTGTTCGATTGTGAGTGCTTGTGCTTGTTGTAGTAGTTGACACATATGTGCAACATACTCTACATCTTCCTCACATGGATCAAATTCATACGAACTGGTCCATTCTACAGTGCCATCAGTCAATACTGGGGCACCAAACATATAACCGTCATCTTCGATGGCATAAGCATTACCATCAGCAACCAGATAGAACGCGGGAGTCATTTGAAAAAGAAGCGAATGAAGTTAGTGTACTATGTATGTGGGTGTTTGTCAACCATTGTAGTATGCATTTTTGTAGAGATAACCGCCGCTCCAGTCACACTTCTCAAGCACAAACTCACGCTCAGTGATGATACGAAGATCGAAACGTGGTTCTTTCACTGGTGCTTTGAATGATGCTGCTTTGTGTAGTTCACCAGTCTTGATGTTCACAAAAGCATGAACACTACGGGAACCACCATCAGTCTCCATGATGATTTTGTGATACTTGCGACCAGTCTCAATGTAGAACTTGTAGAGACACTCACCACTCTCAATAGAGGCAAGACGCTTTGCTTTGTATCCAGGTTCAGTGTTGTTGAAGAAGTTGGCACGACGGATGCTGTCCTGCTTAAAGTCGAGCACGAGTGCCTCACAGAGCATCTCACACCATAGTTTAACATTGTCAGTGATTTGCTGACGGGCATCAGCAGAAGCAGCGTAGTCAGCGAAGGTGGTGGTCATGGTGTCTTGCGTTGATGAACTTAGTATAGAGCAGGATGGGGGTCAGACCATACGGACTGTGACACTAGTCGTACCGTCCTTATCCAGTTGACGACCTAGCAGTTCACTGTGGATACTACGAGCCAACTGCTGATCGAGCGTCTGATAGCAAACCTCACCCTCTTCAGGTGTAACAGCAGTGATCTCGTAGTAGTTGCCTTGGAGTGTCATGGTGTCCTGTGTTGATGTCTATAGTATAGGCTCTAGGAGAGCAGTTCCAATGCCTCCTGTGACAGTTCCTCGCGTGGCATGGTGTCGATCAGAGTTGGGATGTCATCATCCCATGCTAGTTCTGCCTGGTCAATGTTCTCCAGGAGCCAGCGGTCGAGCATTACTTCGTTCATAATAATTCAGAGGTGAGTGTTTTCCATAAGGAGCATTTCATCGACAGTCATTTCAAGCTCTGCTGCCTTTAGTTCAAGATGATCACAACATGTGTCATCATCATGAAGATCAATCTCTTCCATGTCTACATGTGCGGTGAGTTTATCGAACAGGAAGTCAAGGAAATCGTGGTCGTCTTTAGTAAACATTGGTCGAGAGTTGTGATTTACAATGAGTATGGGATCAGCATCCCATGGGCATGTATTCAGAACGAGGCATTTTGTCAGTGTGGTAGTCAGTCACTTCAGCACCGTTAGCAATACGTGATGCCCACTCATTACGTGCTGTGAGCATGGTGACAGTGCTGTAGGACTTGAGACCGTTAGCATTCCAGGTAACACGCTTCTGGAAACGCTTGACGCCTTCATCAGCGATGTATGCTTCAGGGAAGAAATCGACTGTGCAGACGTGTGTGGTGAGTTGCATGGGTTGGTTGCTTATGAGAATAGTATAGGGCAGATCATGCCTTGCGGATCTCGCCACCGACCACTACGTCAGCTGGCACACGAGAGATGGTGTAACGACGGATCTGCTGGGAGAATGGACGCCATGCCTCAACAGTCTCCATCACAATGCGGTCGTGCTGACGATCCATGCCGCTTTGAGTAGTACACTTGCCAGTCTTGCGGAAGTATACGATGGGTTGCTGTGGTGCCTCATGAGTGTCGATCTCGATCTTGTAGAAGGAGTGCTTGACGACTTGAACGGTCATGTGGTGTTCCCTTGACGACTTCTATAGAATACATCATTCAGAGGGTCTGTGGGCAATTGGTAGACAGTTCAGCAAGTGGTCGTACAACTCAGCATCGTTCACACCGTGGTGGTATGAGTATTGTTGACTGTGCCCCAAAGGACACCCCATCATCATATCCAACAAGAATCGGATCTGTGAAGGCGTTAGGGGCACATCAGTGGTCTGGTCAGTCATAGGTGATTCAGGACGCTTACAGGCGATTCTGGAGGGGTCTCAGGACACACTGATCTTAGACGATCAGATGCCACTTGGCAATAGTGCTCATCCATGTCGATTCCAACAAAATCTCTATTGATATTCATAGCAGCAACACCAGTGCTACCACTACCACAAAATGGGTCGAGCACCATAGAATTAACAGGAGAATAGATCTTGATAAGATACTCCATCAAACTCACTGGTTTGACTGTAGGATGATCGTTATCTTGTCCCTTCTCTTTACGTGTGGCACGAGGAGCATAGAAATACTTTTGATGCTCATGTTGTACATCACCAATGATATTTGATGGATAACGTCCATCAGGATTAGCATCTACAGTTCCAAACTCTTTCTGTGTACCTGTAGTTTTGCCATCCTTACCAAATGTGCGACGTTTAGCACCTTGTGCCACCCAACCAGTAGGAGGTTTCTTATCCCACGGAATACGAGTGTTAGTTACATCAATCATTCCGCATCCCCATTCCTCAAAGTTATCCTTGAGCGTACCTTTGTACGGTTTCTGTGCTACAACAATGGGTTCATGTGCGGGTTTAAGTTTATTATACTTGGGCATCTTAGTGGTGGTCATCCACATGATCTGATCTTTAATCATAAATCCCGCGTCTTCTACATTACATGCGAGTCTGTGATACAATTCAGGAGAACAGAATGCAAGACAAAATGCTCCAGGGCGGAGTGTACGATATACCTCACGCCAAATGTTTACATCGGGAACAGAATGATCCCAATGCTCCATACCCATACCATAGGGAGGATCAGTGATACAAGAATGAAAAAAGTTCTCCCCATAAGTGGAGAGAACCTGTTGACAATCGCCAGCAAGAATGTTGTACATCAAGCGTTAACTAGTTCCAATTTAGAAATTCTAACATACTTGTCAAGTACATCAGTAGACACACCTTTCTTCTCTAGACGTTCTTTACCTGTAGTATCTTCCAGATATGCCTGGTTCAACCAATACAAGAACTTCTCAGTAAGAACAGGAATAGTATTAAAGTTTGCTGCGAATTCAGCATTCTTATCTTTCAACCACTCCAGAATATGTGTAACAGCATCCAAACGTCTGTTATCATCTTTGGCAGCAAACTCATCTTGGAAGACACGTTGTACAATCTTACGTGAATACGTATCACAATTGTACTTCTTCAAGAACATAAGAGAAGCAGACCTCAATGGGTGAGGAATGTCAATCTTCTTATCCCAGATGAATGAATCAAGAAACAGAAGTTCATGAGTGAACTCCTTAATTACATCAATTAGTTTGTCACCATCATAACCACTTGTCTTAGGAAACTGTTGCTTTGAGTAGAAATGTGCTGCCCAAGTCAATCCAGTAACCTGATACAATTTGTGGTTCTTAAACTCAACACCAAGATAGCGAGCAGCACCATATGCTAGGTCTGCAGACTTCTCAGTATTTGTAGTGTTGTCAAATGTATAGTAAAGTTTGCGAAGATTTTCAACAGAATTTACTTTATAGTGTTGCGATGTCAGTTTCTCTGGCAACGCATCAGATTCACCAAGTTTCCAGAACTCTCGTCTAGTATGTGAGTCAACTAGGAATACAGTTCCCGCTTTGTAGACCTCACCATTAGTGGGATCAAACGAGTCCTGGGTCAACTCAGCAGTAGCAATAAATGTATGCTGAGGAAGTAAGATACCTAGTTTTTCTTTTGTTTTCTTGTCACGAGCACGTTTAACGTGGTTACGTTGTACTGGACAAGTTTTGAGCCTTAGATATTCCACAAAGGAATATGGGACGATGCCACAGCAATCGTCAAAGTTTTTAGTTTTCATTAGTTTACTTTCTTAATTGAACAGTAAGATCAAACTACCTGAGGGAGATAAACTCCCTCGTCTTCGCTTAATCAGAGTTTATTTATCAAACAGATTGAGTGCTTGCTCTTCAAGAGATTCTGAATACTCCCAGAGGTCAGCATCAGTGTGCTCAAATCGCTTAGCATATTCTGGTTTGATGTTGCCAAGTTTAGATCCAAACTGTTTCTTGAGAGTATTAGAATACTCTTCCATCAGTTTAGAATACTCTTGAAGTGCTTTTGCCTCTTCATCACTGATAATTTGCTCACCATGACGCATAATAATCACATTACCATCTGCCTTGTAAGTCAAGTAGATAGTCATTCTAACTTTCTGTGGATCATTCAGACCAGCGTTGAATTTGGGAGTCTTTGATCCAGAGAAGATAGACTTACATTCAATAAATTTAATCTCATCAGGGTGAACCACGATGAAGTCAGGAGTGCTTTTGGGAAGATCAAGAACATAAACAGTTTTGCCATCTTCACAAGCACCATAGAAAACACGGCACTTAGGTGTTGCTTTAGGATGAATCTTTTTCTTCTGTGAAGTGGTAAGATTCTCCACCTCAACCAAAGCAAACTCGAAGATTAGGTCATCGAGAACAAGAGCCTCAAAAGTCTGACCAGAGTTTTGATCAGTATTTTGAGTGTCAGGGACCAGACTCTTTTTGTTGTTGGAGATTCTCTTCAGCACAGATCTGATCTGCTTGCGGAAGAGAGGAGAGACGGTCATTGCCCTTTGGTTGAGTACAGATATAGTATGGCATGAAAAAAGGGGGTTGTCAACCCCCTAGTCCAGTTCATTAACTGTCCCCAAAAATAGGCACAATGTTAGTCTTTGCGTGTACCGTTTTGTTTATGTGCTGCTCCCACAGAGCGGCATCTTCCAAATTGTAGAAGATCGCTTCTTGGCGACTCGTTCCCTTTTTCTTGTTCTTCATCCAAACGACTGCGTATTTCATGCCAATAGGGGGGATAAACAATGATTGTACAATAATGACGACCCCACCGTGAGTTTGCTGACTCAGGTAATGGGATGTCTTTGTATACTATACTGATATAGTATTCACTAATGAAAGAAATGTAACCTGTGAGGTTGTGATACTCAACAGGTTGGAGCAACTCAAAATCAGTCTGCTTCATCAAACAATTTCCGATCTTTGTTCTCTGGTTTAGGTAGACGGAACATCTCTTTGAGATCATTTAGTTCAGTCAATTGACGTTGAAGATTGTCAATTTGATGTTGAAGAATCTGAAAGTTAGCATCATTGTTATTCTGCATCATCAGAATGTTTTCCATTGCTTTTTTAAAATCTTCTTCTGTCATGTCAGTAACGGGCAGGGATACGGTGTTGTAAGTTTAGCACAGATTCACCAGTCATGGAATCTCTAAGAGACATAGCACGACAATAGGCAGTCTTGTGGTATTCTATCACATCATCGATGCAAGATAGCATCTCTTCATATGCTTGCTTGCTTGATACTCTGTCATCGTTGAGGTAATCATCGATAGCATCTTGCATACGACATTTGCGTTGCTTGGAATACTCTTGTTGGACTTCATCATTGGTGAGAACAGGGCGGTTGTCCATAAAATGTTTTGGTGTTGTCATTGAAACTCTTCGTTTCTCCGTTTATCAAGATAAGCAATAAGTTCACCACGCCATTCAAGCAATTCATGATAACATTGCTGATCATGTGCGTCTTGACGCAGTTCATGGTCTGGTTTTAATACACTTTCATAGAAAATGTAGAACGCATCTTTACGTTTTTCATGTTTCGTGGTGTTAGTCCAGTCCATTTGCTCTCGTATTTACTAGGGTATTTTACAGTGGTTCCAATGAATATTCAAGGAACTTCATGTTTATTTAACTATTGGGAATCGACCTGATCTAGACTTTCGATAGACCCTGCGGGAACTTCATGTTCACCAGCAATCAAATACCAGTGCTCACCATCACGCACACCAAGATATTTTAACTCATTCTCGGGAAATGAATTCTCTCGTAACATTGCTTGAATTTGATAGTGAATTAAATCACTATGAGATGGTGGGTTTGTCAAGTCCATTGGTTTGCTCAATGCTTAGAAAGCATATCAGCAATCCATCATGCTGTCAAGTCTTCAAATTCTCTAACACGACAATGATCAACATAAAGATCTTTAACCGTTCCATCTTTAGCAATAATATATTCTAATTCAAATGTGGATTGACCGACACACACAGATTTGATATAGTCTTTTTGCTCAACTGTAATGAGTTCTAGTCCACCATCGCGAGAAAGCACATCAAGATACGCATCAACCATAGTCATATTTGTAATAGATTTATTGAGAAACAACTCATTATCGTTATCAAAAACTTCTGGGTAGTTGAATACCAATTGTAATTTAATATCTGTGCCCTCTTTTGGCAAAGATACAACACCCCTACAGGTATCTCGTCTCCCATAAAAAAGAGTGTACATTTTTCGTAAGAGAGAATCATCATCAACATCAATGTTGTAATGACCATCCCAAACAGAAACTTGAGTAGCAATTCCATCTGGGTCATATGATATTCCCATGATTGCTTCGTCCATGTTATCATTATTATTAGTGATAGATCTAATTTTAGTTCTAAAGTCTAAAATATTAGTAGCATCAATCTCTGTTATAAACCTATTCCAAGCAGTGGGATGTTCAATTGTACCAAATCTGATTGGATTTTTACAATAATAAGACATTACATTGTTATCTTTATGCTCGATATAAAGATATTTGTCAAAGGAGTAGTTAGGATCTGTAGTATGTTTTTGCTTATAATCAAACAATTTGTTTAACTTGACAATCAAATCAGGTTCTATGTCTGGGAGATATGCAGAATCAACCAAACGGGTAAATCTTCTCGGCATCATTTCGATAGTCGAAACATGCTCTTGTGTGTTTACATTGTATTTCTCTACAATGTGAAAGTTATCTGAGAACATCATTCGTTTGTCACCACAATTTGACCTTTAGAGTTAGCAAGCGAATAGAAAATATAATTTTCTGGTGTGGTAGTGCTTGCTTGACTATCTGGTAGATTTGACTCTAAAAAGTTCAGCATTTCATCAAAGTCATCTACCTCAGCAAATACATGCTCAGAATTCTTCAATAGAGTCCACAAATCAGTGGGAAGAATATCTTTATACAGTTCTTGTGAGGCATTAATAGCATCTACATCAGAACTGGCATTCCAACCAGTCGATCTGAGATATACCACTGCTTTTCCTTTAAGAACAGCATAGTTCTCAATAAAATTATCTAAGTAGAATGCGTCGTAAGATGAGTTCATTTTAGTATTAGTTTCCAAGCAATAGTTACTCTCAACCCAGTAAATAATCTAGTTGTTCCCTCTGCCATGTGTGGTATTTCACCAGGAAAAAGAATGGCAGAGTTGGGAATAGGGTTTTTATACTCCAATTCCTTATCTTCATGGAGAAATATGGTTTTTCCTCCCCACTCTGGTTTCCATGTAGGATTTGCATAATATATTAGAGTTTTACCATTCGATTCATACCAGTCAACATGGAACTCTCCTTGAGTGCCAAATGTATGACCATTAGCATACACATCATATAGATCATAATCTTGCTGGGTTTTTTCCCTAATGATATTTAGAAGATAATCAGAAAAATATGAATCCTCTAAGAGATCCATGCGCCAGAATGGAATACCTTGTGGTCTATTATATTTGTCAACATGTGACCCATGACCAAATCTCCATTTAGATTCTTCTACCTTAGAGTATATCTTTCTGACAATGTTGAAAGAAAAGAAATCATCATACTGTATAATATCACTCATTGTGTTTGTAACCATCCAATAAAAACATTTCTAATACCAGACTTGACTTCATTTACACGATGAAGCAGACTTCCTGGGTATAATACCGCTTTGCCTTTAGACAATTTGATACTCCTATCATTTTCTATAACCAATTCTCCACCATCGTAATCATCATTTAGAAAACAAGTCATACTATAATCTGATCTTACCCCACCACATGGATTGGCATCATAATGATCTTCATATTTGTCACCAACATTATACTTTATGAAATATAACTGTGACATCTCTGATACTTTTAATGGAACTGTGCGTAATATTATATCACGACAATACATGTTTAGATCATAATGTCCTGGTCCATCAAATACTGTTTGACAGCGTTTATTCGCAGATGGATTACTAATCTTACCATCTTTGAACGTTAAATGATTGAAATACTGATTGATATATGTTAGTTGTTCATAATTTAGTAAATCAATTTCATATATCATAGTTCATTTTCATCAGTAATATAGTTTGCCCAATCAACTTCAATATCATCATCGACTTTCAACTCTTTCATGAGGTCTAATACTTGTTTAGTAACCTTTCTAGTAGGTGCAATTCCTCTTTGTGCTAGGTTAAACATGTTAACTTCTCTATTCTTGAAGAAATCAGTAGATGCCTGAGAGTCATGCTTGACCCATTGATTTGTATCATTGGCGTCCATAAATGCTGGGGCATCAGTTACACCATCTTCCAATTTACCATCTGGATATAACAATCTATACTTGTTTGGATCAATTGGAAACTTAAGATTGTAAGTATACTTAAAGTATTCCAATCCAGAGTTATGAAATTCTGAGTCTGCAGGACTTGGTGTAGCGTGTTCTCTAATCCATTTTCTCCATTTAATCCAAGCGTCTTTCTCGCCTTCATAACTATCTTCGATGTCGGGGAGAATTCTCCAATCAGAAAGACTCAACATCTCACGCTTTTGTCTTTTTAACTTAAATTGACGTTGCTCGAAGAATGCTGCTTCCTTATCAATACCAGCAACTAAACGATTAATCTTTGCATTTTTTACTTCAAGTACAACTTTAAAGAAAGTATCCATCAACTCATATAGTTCTCTTGCTTGCTCAGAACTAGCACCAGTAAAACCATAAGTTTGAAGATATGTACTTTCTGTTTTAAAGTCATACTTCACTTTCTTTCTTTGACAAAAATATGTACCATCACTAAAGTATTGAAAATACTCAAGCAAGTCTTTATCAGTATGCCAGAAGTCAGAAATCTTTGTGCTAAGAAACTTATCTTTAGTTTCTTCATCTATATTATGTCTTTTACCGTTGAAAGTTCCTAACAATCTAAATCCATTTGCTTTCTCAGCATTTTCTATGATGGTATTGTTAGCAAAATCAACTTGTATGAGAGCTATTCTTTGTTCCATGAGAGTTAATTACGTTTAATGTACCATCCTGTCAAAATATATTTATCTTGAGTGAGTACAGTATTTCCTTTATGGGTATGAGTGAATCCTGCTGGCCAAACAACTACCGTACCAGCAGTTGGTTTGATTCTACGTCTTTGATGAAGAAATTCAGTTTCACCCTCACCATCTGGCATATCATTAAGATAAATCATCCAGACTAATTCTCTTAAGGCATGTGATTCATCAGAGTTTTCATAATGCCAAAGATGGTATCCACCTCCAGGAGGAGTTTTTTGTACTTTAATATCAGAGGAGATCATTTTAGTATTTCTAAGAGATTGATACTCTGAAATATAATGCCTCACACATGTTCTCAAAACAGAATTAATTTTAAGAACTAAGTCTCTATTAGAATAGTTCAAGATCATCGCGAAATCTTTTCTATTCAACTGTCCACCATATATGTCTTCGGATTTAACAACACGATCAGGAGGTCCGTATTCTTCTATTCCAAGACTTGGGTTAACAACACATGCTTGATCAATTAGATTATCTGTAAAATTACAAATTTCATCACATAATGGTCGTGGCATAAAATTAGGCCAAACACCAATAAAGTCGTTAAATTCGACTTTGGTAATTTTTGGGTCAAGCATCAATTCATGAGGTCTATAATCAGGTAATGATGACATAATCAATAGGCTTTGATAATATATTTAGTCTTATGGAAGGGATTGATAATTGGAACTTGTATCTGTGGTTCCATTGTAACAGATGGGAATGGTTTAGCAAAACTCTTGTTCCAGATAAATGTAGCATCTGTCATATCCATAAAAACATCATCTTGAGTGAATATTAAATTAATAGAAGTAGCACCATTTCCAAGTCCAGACCATTTAAGACCAGCACCAGGCAAGTTTCCAGCACTAAAATCACTTTGTATATTTTGTATGGGATCTTCGGTCATGAAATGAGAGTGACTTAATGTGTTTCCAGTAACGGGCAAATACGAATCAAGACTAAAACGTACTGCATCTGTATCTACAAGAGCAGCACATTCATTAGTACCAGATGAAATATCTTCCAAATCTGCTCCAGACAAACCACTAGCTGGAGATATCCACCAAGTCATAAATTCAACGTCAGTCTCAGAATCATCATCAACATCACCAAAATCTACGTCTCCTAGATCGAAAGGGAACGATCCAGTCACTTCAACGTTAACTTCGCCCAATGATGTTTCCAAATTTTGTAAAGCCCACTGTTTTAAATCAAATCCACTACCATAATATAATTCCAATTCTGTCTTAAAGTCTCCACTACCACCATTAAGACCACTTAAGAAGTCTTCCCAGCAATCTCCTTGCTTTGATATAGTATCTCCTTTATTATTCTTATATTCTTTTCTACTAGGTAACTGACCATCACGAACAGCAAACATACCTCTACCAGCTGGTGGACCCCATTTAATTAGAGGATCTCCTCTATCTCCATCGACAACAGCAGCAATGAAAGAATGATCATGCTCTGGAGCTTGTACAAGAACATCTTCTAATGGACCAATTTGTCCAACAACATTACCAACAATGGTAAATCTAACATCATCTGTTATTGTTTCAAGTCCTGATAGTTTTACTGTACCAAGACTAAAGTATTCACTAACAAGTCCTGTAGTACCTGTTCCCTGAATTTGTTCGAGTGGATCAGCACCTAAAGCATCTACCCTATCAAAATACCAGTATCCACCTTCAGCACCAACATCAAAGATAGATCCACCACTTGAAATTGGAAGAGAAACTGAATTAGCTCTACTAGCATCAACTTGTCCAGTACCACATAATCTTCTGTTCCTATAATCTGGAAGATTGAAGAAACCGCCAGACCCACCATAAGTATATCCAATAATATCAAATAGTAAGAAATACGCTGTTGTACTCAAACTTCTACCATCACAAGAGATGAATCCAGGATATCTATCACCAAGAGATCCATCAAGATCACCATAAGTTCCAAGGTTATCTTTTAAAATTGGCAATACAGTACCAATTGGATAACCATCAAATTTTTCAACTTTCTTACTATACCAAACACCTAAATTATTTGCTGGAAGTGGTGCTGAAGCATAACTTGTTACCGACCAAGTAAAAGGGTTATTTGCTGATCCAGTACCAACAGTGACTGTGGTAGACTGTGTTGTATTTAAATTACTTGGTACTAAACTTACCAATGTAAATGATGTATTAACAGCAGGATCAAATGTTCTAGGACCAGGAACTGGAGTATCACCATCAATAGAAATTAATGATCCATTTGTAGCATTGATAGTAATTGGTACGTTAATACTAGCAACAGTAACAGGGGAACTGCTTACGTAAGTATTTGGAACTTGATTAGTTAAGTCTGCTGGGACATTAAATGTGGCATCACTGTCTGGTCCACTGCCTGTTATAACAGTCCATGTAGAAATATCTCTATCACCAACACGAATCTGAAGTTGTCTGGATGTATTAAACGTAGGAGCAGATTCCAAATAGATATACAATTTATCATTATTTTGTACTGATGTTGGAAATACACCAATAGATCCTTCATTAACCTGTACACGAACTAAATTAGAATCAGTGCTAATAATCTCTACAGGCACTGATAGTCCAGGAGTTAATCCACTAATACCAGCAACAGGTTGTTGATCAGATCCAATTAATGTGCTTGTAAGAACTCCAGTTTGATCAGTGAATGAGAAGTTATTAGGAGTAGAATCAGATGCGGTTCCTGTAGTAACAGTCCAAGTCGATCCATTAGCATCATCAGCAATGGACAAATCAGTTAATCTTGGAGTTAAATTAGTTGACGCACTTAACATTCTTAATTGTAAATAATCACCATTACTGATAGTTCCACTGGTTTGCCAGTTAGCACCATCTAACACTTCATATCCATCAGCATTAGTAGATGTATTTCCATTAAGAGACAATGCATATGCCGATGTCGCAGTATTACTGAGAGCAATAACACCATCTTCATTTAATCCCTGTACTCTTAATACTTCACTGTAAACCATAGTATCTGTTTCAACAGGATCTAGATCTGTAAAAACTGGGAATGGTACAGCATTATTTCCAGGAACTGCTTCAGTTCTTACACTCCAAGTTTCATTAGCAGTTCCAATTACCACACTTATTCTCATGTATTGAGTATAGAAAGAAGGAGTTCTACCTCTTATTTGAATTCTAGCACCATTTTCAACCTGCTGACTACCATCAGCAGTTATCCATCCAGTATCCCATGTTCCATCACCATTATAATCAAAACGAGCAGCAACATAATCAGTAATAGTTGCTCCAGCTGGAATTGGAACATTACTACTAACAGCAACAGATACCAATGTTGTTGGTGTTAATCCAGTGATAGTAGGTATTACT